AGTGGGGCGATAGGCTCGCCCCAAGCCATAATATCCGTTAAGGGATTGATTATTAGGATGCTTTATACATGTATCCCCACTTAGAAGTAGCTCCGTCAATAAGATCAGAGAAACCAATTCTTTGTGAAGCAACAAGTACTCTTCTTTGGTTAGCAACTTCGTAATCTGACTCAATGGTTACACCACGTAGTCTTGGGATTACATAGTTTCTTGGGTACACAGCGATAGCTGCGAACTTAGATACAGCTGGTGTTGCGAATTCGTCACAAAGGAGAACTCTTGAACCGAACACTTGTCCGATTTCACCATTTAGTTTAGTTGCCATATCGCCAACTAGGTTAGCATCTTGGAACTCAGCATCTTCTAATAATTGATAGTAAGTTGTCTGAGAAACGACGTAAACCACTTCTGAAGGGTTAACACCGTATTTACCCATATTCTTTCTTAGTGCAAGTAATTCAGCAGCTGTTACAGTATCAGTTGCAAAAGCAGTTGTTGACTGTGTATAGTCTGAATCATTTCTTGCTAGGTGAAGTAGACCTTCATAAGATGCACCTGAAGTACCGAAAGCACCGTCAGCGTCGTCACCAGCTAGGATTGAGTTTTCAATTGCTCTAGCGTGAGATCTTACCATTGATTCTCTAATTAAAGGAAGAATTGGTAGGATTGCATCTTCTTCAGTCTCATTACCTAAGTAAGATTGTGAAATAAGTTTTTTGGTTGAAAGAGTTCTTTCAGTCATATCAACACCACCAAAAGGTGAGCCGTATGTGTCGCCTCTTTCAGCTAAGTTACCATGTGGTGAGGAACCACTAGCAGTTTGAGCTGAAGCAAATTCAGCGTAACCACTGTCTGGTAAGATAGGGATAATCATGTTTGCAGAAGTCATAGGTACTTCTCTAAAGAGAGGTGCTAGAACTAATTCATTTTGAATATCTCTTTCTACGTTAGTTGAAACAACTTGCTCAAAGTCTGCAGAAGATACACCAACACCTGAATGTGCGTTGACTTTCTCCATTACACTCTTAGCATAATCGTTGTCCCATCCTTTACCAGTCGCTAAACCAGCAAATTTTGCATCAACGATGTCTTGTTCAAAAGCTTTTTTCCAATCGCCTTGACCTTGTCTGTCAGAGAAAACTCTTTTTGACTCACGAATGTTCATGATTTCTTCAGATTTCTCAGCAAGTTGTGCTTCAAGTGACTTAACGACTTGCTCTAAATTAGAGTAGTCATCTTTTACTCTTGACTCAACATCAGACATTAACTTCTCGGCGCCAGATAATCCAGCTTGAACGATAGTTTTTTGCTCTTCCTGTTTAGCTTCCTCAGCGGCTTTTTGAACCTCAGCTTCTTGAGCAGCCTTTTCTTCAGCTTCCTCAGCAGCTTTTTGCTCTGCAGCCTTCTGTTCAGCTTGTTTCATAGCATATTCAGCTACTGCTTTCTCAGCAGCCTCTTGTGCGAATGAATCAAGATCAAACTCAGGTTTGCTTTCAGGAGCTTGCTTTTCATTTGACATATTAGTCTCCATTTCTTGGGCTTGTGCCCCGTTTGGCTGCTCAATTTCAACAGCGTCTGCTGAATCGTTTGAGTTAGCCTTATAAAAAGATTGCTTAAACTCGTTATAGTCTGCCATATTATCAAATGACTTGCTTAAGCCAAAGGTTGCCCCTTGGTTGCAAGGCACTGATACTACAGAAACTTCAAAAAGTTCCGCGTCCTTAATTTTATATCCATCAGTTTCAGTCATATACTCGGAGTCCTTGCATCTGAAACCGACAGAAAATGCTCCAAGGACACCATCTTTGATTAGTTGTGTTACATCTCCTGCTGCTTTAGATATCTTTGCAGATATTTCTAAGCCACCGTCAGTAACTTGTAAATCTTTTGCTCTACCAATTGGTTTATCATAGTTATGATTAAACAAAATAATAGGGTTATTTTTAAAATTTTCTAAACCACCTTTCATCCATGCTTCAGTTTCAATGATGTCACCTGCTCTATCTAGAGCGTTGGTGCTAGCAGAACCTTTAATTTCTACTCCACCATCATCTGTTTCGCCGAGTGATTTGAAAGTGCTAGTCCAATGATAAATTTTACTTGACATCTTTCTTCTCCTCTTTCTTTGGCGCGGGTGTAGGAGCAGGAGTTGGAGCTGCTACAACAACTGGATGTCGTTTTTTCATAGCAGACAATACTCTGTTCCATGAACCAAAAGCACGTCTAAGAAGATAATCTTTTACTGGTACATCATTACCATGAGATTTGTAAGTAATTAAGTCCATAGTTTCAACTTTATGTTCTTTACAAAAATCTGATAATGCTTTTGCCATCTTATCTTTAGTCATATTATTCTTCCTCGCTTGGGGCTGCCTCTGTAGGTCTGCCACCTTCTTCGGGATTTGCTGCAGATCCTGCTATATTTGCAGGAACTCTTGGCTCGTCAAAACCATTAACTGGTTCTTTGCCAAGTGCCTCTCTTGCTTCATTTGGGGACATAATCCCTGTATTTACAAGAGTTGCGTAGTACGCGGCTTGATCTCTCAATTCTGGTTGTAAAGCAGGTATACCTGTTACATCCTCAGAAAGTTCAAAACCAAAGAAACGCTCTACTGCGTGTCCTATCTTTCTTACTATTGGTAAGACTGTTTCTAAATAGTATAAACGATGGTTTGGTCTGATGTTTGCATTGTTACCACCATCCATTAAAATTGGTGGTATTCCCATCGCTTCTAAAATAATTCTTTCGTTTGACTTTATGCCTTCTTGAAAATCTAATTCTTTGAAGTTAACCTCAGTCAAGTTTTCAACCTCTAAACCTCCGTCAAGGAATAGAGGTCTACGACCTCCTGATTGTGGGTTGTATCTTGCAACCCATGCTTGTAACATTCTCTCTTTGATCTTTTCTGAAAGAGTATTCGGAGACTTAAGTACTAATCCTGGCACTGCTCCATTCTTAAAAAAGTTATCTTGGAAGTTTCTCATGCTTCCAAGCAACTGCATAGTTCTATATGCAGGTTTTAATCTTGGTACTCCACGATATATGGAGTTAAAACTGTTTTCTTTGATGTGGATAATTTCTCGTGGTGAATAATCAATAGTATTATCAAAAGAGTACTTATCCACATATGTATCGGTGTCACTATAAATTGTTACTCTGTCTGCTGGTAAATGGTACAAATGTGCACCATCAAAGTATATAAAGATATTACCATCTAGTAATAAGTCTATAACTAGGTTTCTTTTAAATGTGCTAATATCCTGAAATGGATTTGGCTCTTTGTTAATTAAAGTATGTACTCGTGATTTACGAATATTTTTAACAATATTGTTTATGCCTTGTATCTGATCTCCGATTTGAAATGGAATTTCTGCAGAGTCATCTACAATCATGTTTACCGCACGGTTAACTATTTCTAGTTGTTCATAAGCATTTCTATAGTTAGTAATAACTTCGCGAGAGTCAATTGTCATACCCTCGTCACGAGATATTACGTATTGAGCAGGATTCAGTTTTTCTTCCCTTTCAATGCCTAAAAATCTGTCATACCATGCCATGTTTGTCTCTCTGTTTCTTGACCCAATTATTTTGTTTTTGTGCGGTTATCAATTTGGGTCTTTTTCCATAAATTGAATGTAGTCTTAGATGATGTTTATGACAAAGTGTAACCGTATAATCGTAAACTTTTTCTCTATTCTCATCAATAAACAGTTCACGAATTTCTAGTATGTCTTGCTCTTTCTCAATAATTATATTCTTCTTTTTTAACCAAGTTTCTAGTAATTCTGTTAAACCGTAATAATGATGAAAATCTAAATTCTCGTTGTCTCCGCAAATGAAACAACTATTTCCTTTTTTGTATTGTGATTTAGCTTTATCTCTCACATATTTAACTAAATCTCTCTTTAAATTCATATTTATACTCTTAATTAGAATTATACCAAAAATACACATCATATGTCAAGAACTGTTTTTTACAGGTCTTACTAAAACGAAGTGACACTAGTTTCAAATGTATAGAGTGCGTAACGTAGAGCATCAGCCATGTGAGATGCCATGTCATGTTTTGGTTTCTCTTTCATGAGATTTGGATTTGGATCCCACTGGTATTGGTCTAAAGCCATGAGCACTTCTTTGCATTTTTGATCTACATGTAGCTTATCGTTATCCACTATACCTGCTACATGACCTATACCGTCTAGTACAGATTTCTTAGCATTTATAGTACTGATATCATAATTTTGTGCAAAGTCGTATCTTGTTTGTTGAGCAGCTGAATCAATGTAGATATAATCAATATCCCATTTTTGAATTAATTTTTGAATCTCTGCAGCATGTTGCTCTGTAGTTCTTTCTGAGTTGTAGTATTCATCTAATACGTGATAAGTTTCAGTATCCCAATCATAAGCAACTACACAAAAAGCAGTAGGGTCTTTGTAACCTACGTCAAGACCTGCAAATACATCCATTCTTCCTACTTCTATTTCGGAGAAGTTTCCAATACACTGCTCATGATTAAATCTCCAGATTTGACCTTCAAATACATTAAAGTCTGCTAGATATTCTTGATTGAACTCAGCTTCTGACATTGTCTTTTTTGCCTCTTTAATATCATCTTCAGATACACGAGGATTTTCATGCCAAGTTGCTTTTATACTTAACCATTCTGGAAACTCATCAGAGTACCCACGATAATAAAATTCTGCAAAGTAATTATTTCTACCCCTTGGAGTAGATATAAAAATAGCTTTTGAATTATCTTTATCTAGTGTAGGACGTAGTGCAACATTGAAAGCATCTCTACCATCAGTAAGTGCCGCTTCGTCAAATATAATTAAATCGTAGGAACGACCAACAACAGAGTCTACCTGATTGATAGAACCCATTCTTATTGTTGATTGATTTGAAAGTTCAATAACTTTATCTTTTGCATTATCTCTTGTTACTTCTAAATCAAAGTGCTTAATGAGACTTCTCTGTAAGTCAAATGATATTTGAGATAGTGAGTAATTTGGTGACATGAGTAGCACATGAGAGTTTGGAACTAGACAAACTAACTGTCCTATAATATTAGAAATGTATGTTTTACCTTGACGACGAGAAACAGCCGCACAGACAAAACGATATTTGGGATTATTGATTGCATTGATAATTGCAGTTTGAGATGTGTTGGGGTTTACACCCAAAAGATCAAGGTACCCCTCAATAGGCAACTTGATAAAGCGATCTTCTGGTGGAAGATCCATGTGAAAGTCAGACGCAATGTCTGAGCGGCTTATTTCAATCAATGTATGGTCTCTTTATTAAATAAGTTAAATGGGTCGTCAGAATCAAACAATCCTTCCTCTTTGCATAAGGTAAGCATATAAAGATATCCACTACAAAGTTCTAACATCATATCCTCTCTATCCGAAAGTGTAATTCCTGCTTTAGTTCTTTTTGTTAGCTTTGACACTACTGCCATTGCTTCAACTGATACTCCGTCAAGCCATGCTTGGCGTTTGTCAATCATTTTGGGTATGCTCATCCTCTAGTCCTTCTTTTTCTAGTTGTTTTTCTTCTTCTACCTTTTACATGCTTTTGAGACTTGGGAGGTCTTTTTACAGAACCTCCTTTACCTGCCCAAAAGACTTTATCAGCCCAATAGGCTGCAGAAGATTTGCCTCTAGCAATATTTCTTCTGTGCCTCGCTTTGAAACTTCTTCTGGCTTCAGGACTATAATTATGTCCCATGCCTTGTGCTCCAAAGCGAATAATCTTTATACGATTGCCAACACGCACTGCTACTACAGCTTTCTTAGTTGGGTGCTTTGGTGTTCTCTTTGGTTTATTAAGACCGCTGAGACCGTACCTTTTTAATTTTGCTTTTTCGCTTGCTGTTAGTGCCATTGTTAATCATATTTACGACTCTATGAAGTCGTCCTGCTTTCATGAATTTATGAAAGTCTTTAATAAGTTCTATCTACCTCTCCTTGGTAATATTCGCCCTGCACCTCTTTTACCAAAACGAGCTCGTCTTGGATTAGCGGTTTTACCAAATCTTGGGCCGATAGGTTTAGGAGCTGCTGAGTATCTAAATGCTTCATAGCTACTTGCGTTCTTACTGTTTACAGTAGTTCCTGCAGCTGCATTCATATCTCTAGTAATTCCTCTATTTAGTCTATGTTTACGGATCTTCTGAGTGTTATGCACACCAGTTGGTCCAGTTAAAAAACTACCTGTTCTTGCCATTCTTCTTCCTTAAAGCTCTCTCATATACTGGATGAGAGCTTCCTGGCATAAATCTCTTGGCTTTTCCTCTGCCATGTGAGTGTATGCCTCTTAGTCCTAACTTTCTAGCACGTTTCCGTGCTGCAGTCGCTGTTTTAAAAATATCTTTATTTTTAATAAACTTTTTATGTGTTCTTTTATTCAGTGCCATTTGCCCAATGTTGCTCTATCAACTCTTTATTGCTCTCTGTCTTTGGTAGATTAAGTAGGGTGCGAAAGTCCTGACCCCAAGCTAATCTTCCTTCAACTGCGGTTCTTAATTTGATTGACATTTTTACGACCTGTAGTATTTCTTTTACTACGTCTTTTTGCATATCTACCTGCCTTTTCTTCGGCTAGTTTTTCTACGTTTTCTCTTAGTAAAGGTACGAACATTTGTAGGCTTACCACCTACACCTTGTGCTTTACTTCTTTTACGCCGAACAGCCGACCTTTTCTCTGCTGCTGACATCTTTGCTGCCACGCGAGCAGGGACACATTTTGGGTAGCCACCTCTAGCGGTTCTTGCTTTCTTTCTACCACAAGGTTGATATCTACCTTTCTTTTTAGGACGACTTATATCAACCCAATTTTCTTTAAACCATCTAGTTAGTCCACCTCTTGGTTTTGCCATTACTCTTCATCCAGATCGCCATCCTTAATATAGTTAGCGGCTGAGACTACTTCGTACTCTGAAATTGCTATTTTATTTGTAAACCAAGTTGGTAAGCTAGCTTCAGGATCGGATAAATTATCTATAATAGTCTGACAATTAGACATAATTGTTTTACATGATTTCATAACAGATGCTGCATCTGTATGTCCGTCTTTATTTACTATTTCAAATTTTCCATTTCCTAAAAGTTTAGCTTTCATTTTTAGTTTTTTCTTCAGCTTCCATCATATGATCTTTGATGTCCACTTGCCCGTCCCAGTTTTTATCTTTTCCTGAGAGTATATTTATTAACTGGTCCCATTTCTCATAGATCCAAGTTGTAATCTTATACATGTTATCGTTTCTTTCTCCTTGACACGCCCATACGATACTTTCCGCCACGTGCCTTATAAGTTCTAACTAACCACCCATTTGCATATGCACTTGGGTATACCTTAAATTTTCTCTTTGCCTCAGCCTTTACTCTAGCGTAGAGAGTTGGATTTGTAGGTATTGGTCGTTTCTTTTTAACGGCCGCCTTTCTTCTTTTTCTTCTTACTGCCATGTGCTTTTCTTAATCCTGCTTTCGCAGACTTGAAGATTGATGCGACAGTTTTCTTGCCCATCACTCTTGCTCTTTGTTCCCCTACAGTTAATATTTGTAT